GTCTGGTGCTTATACGCTTACAGGCTCTAATGTTACTTTAAGCTATTCATCGGGAATCTGGGAAGTACAATCTAACAATTCAGACACGTGGACGGTTCAATAAATGGCTACTTACAATAAATTTCAAGACTTTGTAGAACAGGTTGGACTAGGTACACACAACCTGAATACAGACACATTAAGAGTAATGCTGACAAACTCTGCCCCAGTCGCTACTAATACCGTTAAAACAGATATAACGGAAATAAGCGCGGGCAATGGGTACACTGCAGGTGGTGATGATATTACCAACACCTACACAGAGTCAGGCGGCACAGCTACCCTAGCAGCTACGGATGTAACTTTCACGGCATCAGGCGGCACAATAGGGCCGTTCCAGTATGCTGTAATATATAACGATACAGCAGCGAGCGATAACCTTGTCTGTTGGTTTGATTACGGCTCAAGCATAACATTAAATGATACAGAAACTTTCACTGTTGACTTTGGCGCAAGTCTGGCAACTATCGTATAGGTGTTAAAATGTTAAAAGTACAATCAGCTGATTTTACAGCGGGAACAGTAGTTACAGGCAAATGCTTATTATGTTCTGTTACTATCATATCTAATAACGCAGTAGACGCTACTATAACAGTCTACGACAACACGGCAGCATCAGGTACAGTCTTACATGCTGATTCAGTAGCATTTGAAAACAGTGCAAAAACTGTTACATTCCCACACCCAATAAGCGCCAACAACGGCCTGCACTTTGCAATAACCGGAACAGGCGCAAACGGTAACATCACTTACTCAACATCGGGTTATTAATATTTAATAGTCAACCCACTGAGGGAACTATGAAGAAGGGCCAAAGCCTAGCACAAAGGCATAAACACGAAAGACAAGAAAGCTTAAGGGAGCTGTTAAGCAGGCAAAAGCATGTAGAGAAAGTAATTGATAATGTTAATAAAATAGAAGATTTAGACCAGGAAATAAACAAGGATGACGTTGCTAGGCTGAAGATAGGCATTGAAACAAGAATGAAGCTTATAAATAAGTACTTGCCAGACTTAAAAGCAGTAGATATGGAGGTTACAGGGGAAAACGGGAACGCTTTAATAATTCAGGCTATTGGTATAAAGGGCGTTGATGCATCAAATAGAGATACCAAGTAAATTAATACCTGTTTTTATAAAAGACGGTGAATGGAACCTTTGTAGGTATAAATTAGCCTACGGTGGCAGGGGTTCGGGAAAGACCAGAACTTTTGCAAAGATGACCGCAGCCAGGGGGATAAGTCTAGCTTCTGAAGGTAAGCAAGGTATTATTCTTTGTGGTCGAGAATTACAAAACTCTTTAGATGAATCCTCTTTTGCAGAGATTAAATTCTCAATACAAGAAGACGAATACTTAAGCCAGTTTTATGACTGTGGCGAGAAGTACATAAGGACAAAGTGCGGTTCAATTCAGTATGTCTTTCAAGGTTTAAGACACAACATAGACTCAATAAAGTCTAAGAGTAGAATCTTAATACTTTGGGTAGATGAGGCTGAACCAGTCACGGACGAGTGCTGGCGAAAAGTAGTCCCAACAGTTCGAGAGCAAGATTCGGAGATTTGGATAACATGGAACCCTGAGAGAAAGGGAAGCCCAACAGACCAAAGGTTTAGACAAGACCCCCCTAAAGACTCAATAGTTGTTGAGATAAACTGGCGTGATAATCCATGGTGGCATCTAACGTCACTCGAACAAGAGCGACTCGACGATAAAGAGAAAAGACCAGACACTTATGGGCATGTTTGGGAAGGCGAGTATTTAGAAGTTAAGCCAGGCTCTTACTACACGAAACACATCATTAAAGCCAGGGCTGAAGGGCGCTGGCTGGTAGACGTTCCAGAGAATCCGCTCAAGGTTGTAAGGCTTTACGCAGACATTGGTGGAACAGGTGCAAAGAGCGACAACTTTGTATTCTGGGCTAGTCAAATAGAGCCGCAGAAAATTAACTACCTGAACCACTACGAATCCCAAGGCCAGGACATAGCGCATCATTTGACATGGTTACGGTCTGAAGGTTACACGCCAGACAGAGCTAAAATATGGCTCCCTCATGACGGTGAGACAAACGATAAAGTAATCGATATTAACTATCGAAAAGCCTTTGAGGATGCTGGTTATCCTGTAGTAGTCGTTCCGAATCAAGGCAAGGGCGCAGCTAAACAGCGAATCGAACAAACAAGAAATCTGTTTCATAAAATGTGGTTTAGTAAAAAGTGTGAATCTGGTTGTTCTGCACTGGCATATTACAGCGCCAAAATAGACGATAAGCGCGGTATAGACTTAGGGCCCAATCACGACTGGGCTAGTCACTCAGCAGACTCTCACGGCCTTTCAGCGATATGCTTTGAAGAACCCAGACAAAAGAGAAAACTACAACAGCCAAAAATAGGCATGGCTTAATGGATTTTAGAACAGCAGCAGAGATTAAAGCCTTAAGAGCAGAATTAAACGAATTAAAAGAGCGAGTGAAAACTCTTGAAGACAGATCAGGAAATAGCACAAATCGTAGGAGCCGAAGAAAGAATGGCTCTGGGGTTTCTGGGGGAAGGGAGCAAGATCAACTCCAACCGGAAAACCCTGCTCGATTACTATAATCAAAGACCGTTTGGTGATGAGATTGAAGGCTTATCACAGATGGTCACATCAGACGTTTCAGACGTTGTAGAGACTATGATACCCCATCTGATGAGGACGTTTACCCAAGGTAAGTACGTTGCCAAATTCACCGCTACAGATTCAAGATTCGATCAAGAGGCAGAAGATAAAACCGAGTACTGCCAGTGGGTTTTTGCTAATCAACACAAAGGCAACACCATACTATATAACATGTTTAAAGATGCCCTACTCCAATACACAGGAGTGGTAAAAGTATTTTGGGATGACTCAGAAGAAATAGAGGCAGATGAGTATAATAATCTAGATGATATGGAAGTTATGCGGCTCAAGATGGAGCCAAAGTTCAGGATTACAAAGGCTAGAAAGAACAAGGACGGTCTTACAGATGTTGAGGGTGAATGGGTAGAATCAACTGGACGCCCAAAGATTGAGAATATCCCACCCGATGAGCTTCTAATAGCACGTAGAGCGAGAGATTTTGAAGAACCCCCATTCATAGGCCAAAGATCACCTAAAACCCGTTCTGAGCTAATTCAAATGGGTTTCAGCAAGGAACAAGTAAAATCACTAGGAAAAGATGAAGAACTAGACAACGAGGTAAAGCTAGCTAGGAATTACGATTTAGAAGAAGACTATGAATCAAACCCAACTAATGACAGTTCAAAAGATGTAATTTATTTGGGTGAATATTATGTCTACATGGATGCTGATGAGGACGGTATCAGCGAGCTGTGGCAGGTCTTCTACGCTGGCAACCAGGTACTAGAAAAAAGGCGTGTTGATGACCATCCTTTCTGTGTGATGGTTCCCGTTCCAATGCCACACAAGGCTATCGGGACATGTCCAGCAGACCAAGTAGCAGACATTCAATACTTAAAGTCTCACCTACTTAGACAAATGCTGAACAACATATACGCTTCAAACTTCAATAGAATGGTTGTGAATGACCGTGTTCAACTGGACGACCTTCTAACGCCTAGACCTGGTGGTGTTGTGAGAGTTGATGGGAGTGGGCCAATTGGTGATTCACTTATGCCTATCCCAACTGACAACCAGACACCGCAAATACTCCAAGCAATAGAATACTCGGACACAATGAGAGAGGTTCGCTCAGGGGTTACAAGGTATTCTCAAGGCGTAGATACGGAGATTCTTAACAAGACAGCAGTAGCCTTTGTGGGACAGAGGGACGCGGCTCAGATGCGTGTTGAGACTGTTGCTAGACTTGCTGCAGATGGTGCAATAAGAGAAATATTCGAAAAGATTGCTGCTCTTGCTTCAAAGTATCAAGATGAATCTATCCAAATCCGATTATTCGGTGAAACCAAAGTCATTGACCCTGCAGAGTGGAAGCATAAAACCTATTGCACTATTGATGTTGGAGTGGGTTCTGGAGATAGACAAGAGAAAGTCGCCAACATTGGTTATCTAATATCTGAGATTAAGTCGGCCATGGAATTAGGGTTACCCCTTGCTGACAGCAAGAAGTTATACAACGCTTATTCACAGCTAGTTAAAGAGGTGGGCCTTAAAGAGATTGAGTTGTATTTTAATGACCCCGAAGTACCTCAGCAGTTACTCATAGCTGAGATTGAGAGACTCACTAGAGAAAATCAGGCCATGCAGCAAAATATGCAAAACCCGCTGGCCGAAGCTGAAGCAATTAAACAAGAAGCTACTACTCAGAGAGAAATAGCGAAGATTCGTGAAAAGGCCATGGTTGACCAAGCCAAACTTATACAAGATCAGATGCAGCACGATGACAAGATTGCTGCCGAACTTACAAAGATTGAAGCAGACACGAATAAAAATGTGCCAGGGGCATTGATTTGAACAGAGCAGAAAAAGCCAAAGCCACACTAGACAATGACTTTATAAAGTCTGCAATCAATGAAATAAGGGAAGCCTGTTATAAGAATATTTCTCTAAGCGCACACGACCAAGCAGACTTAAGAGAAGACCTTTATTACATGTTGCGAGCCGTAGCAGCTTTTGAAAGAGTTCTACAGCATCACATTAGAGAAGGTAAAGTAGACGATTTAAACGAGTTAAACATTAAACGAATCATGAGGTAGATTTTATGGCCAACCCTAGCGGAGCCGTACACGACCGTTTACGGTCATTTCTCGGAGCTGATAAGCCAACCGAAGCAAAGGGTGAAGACCCTGTAGAAACTAAGAAGGAAACGGAGGAAACGCCCCAGAGCGACACAGAATCCAAACCCAGACGAGTGAAAGCGAAACTAAACGACCGCGACATAGAGTTCGATGTACTGACGGAAGACGTTGATCTTGATTTAATCCCCAAAGGGTTAATGATGGAAGCCGACTACCGAAAGAAGACCTCTGAAGTTGCGGAAAGGCGAAAGGCGCTTGAAGCTAAAGAAAATGAAATTGCTAGTCAGTTACAGGAAATTGAATCTCTGTTGTACGGTGAGGCTCAATACCTGGATAGCGATGAAATGAAAGAGCTGAGAGAGTCCGACCCTGAAGAATACTATCGGCAGCGGAACAAGTTCGACTCTAAACGTGATAAGGTTAAGAAGTATAAAGACCAACTCACTCAAGAGATGAGCAAAAAACAGCAGGAATTAATCCAAGCAGAACAAGCTAAATGGAAGGAAGCAGTGCCAGAATGGCTTGATGATGGAAAGATGAATGCTGATCTCAAGAAAATGGCTAAAACGTTAACCGAGGCTGGATTCAGCGAAAATGATATGGCGTCTGTGTACGATCACAGGCTCATAAAGGTTATACGTAAGGCTGCATTGTTCGATGAGATAAGTTCAAAGCCGATAGAAACCAAGCGTGCCAAGCAACCACCAAGGAGCCAACAAGCCGGAGGTGGTGAGTCTCAACCTGTTAAAACAAATTCAGCTAGAGAAAGGCTGAAAAAGACAGGAAGTAGAAACGATGCTCAGGCCGCAATCAAACAATACTTAGGCTTATGAGGAATGAAAAATGACAGTCCCAACTAATACAGTTATTACCTATTCTACGGTGGGTAATCGTGAAGATTTAATGGATTGACACAAAGTACAACATATCGTTATACTTTCAAGTCCCAAAAGATGCTTTAGGACAAAAGTATGACATTTACGATAACTAAAGAAGAGTTGCTCTTTGTGGTAAATGTCATAGAGCAAGGCACTTTTGAAAACTGGGTGAATTCAGGGAAAGCCCTAACGTAAAGACGAGGGTAATCCTGAGCCAAGCCAAGATGGGTTTTAGTATCTTGGAAGGTGCAACGACTAGGCGGTGAGTCCCAACAATAACCCGCCCACGAGCGCCCAGCACTGGCCTAACAGTGATGATATAGTCTGAGCTGCATGGAAACATGTAGAAGTGGCAATTAAAAAATCCACGATAACAATACTGATGATTTACGATATTAGTCCGTTAGATACTCCTTTCTTAAACGGTGTAGGCCGTGGTTCTGCTTCTGCAGTTCTTAGCGAATGGCAAACAGATACCCTTGATGCAGCAGCTAGTAACATTGCAATTGAGGGTGATAACCCAACAGCTAAAACTCTTAGTCCTACTACACGAGTTGCTAACTACTGCCAAATCTCGCAAAAAACGGCTATTGTTTCTGGTACTGCTAGAGCAATTGATCAAGCAGGTAGATCTGATGAATTAGCCTACCAAGTAGCAAAACGCGGTAAAGAGATCAAGCGTGATATGGAGTTTGCCCTTACCCAGAATCAAGCAGCTTCGGCTGGTGGTGCTGGTACAGGTCGCGCTCTTGCTTCTCTTGAGTCGTGGTTATCTACTAATAAAACATCTTTAGGTACAGGTACAGCTCAAACCACTCCTGGCGCGGCTGGTTCTCCATCAATCCCAACTACAGCACCAACTGATTCAACGGTGGCAGGTACATTTACCAAAGCCTCATTAGATGACGTTATTCAAAAGTGCTGGACTCAGGGCGGAGACCCCACAACTATCATGGTTGGCCCTTTCAACCGTGCTATTGTGAGCGGTTTTAGTGGTATCTCTACACTTGAAACACCAGCTAGTGCTGGTTCTGACATTACGTTGATTGGCGCGGTAGACTTTTATAAGTCAAACTTTGGAACTTTAAAAGTAGTTCCTAACCGTTTCCAACGAGACCAGACTGCTTTTGTTTTAGATATGGATTATTGGTCTGTTAATTACTTGCGACCAATGGAGCTTAACGAACTGGCGAAAACTGGAGACAGTGAACAACGCCAGATGATCGTTGAGTATACTCTGTGTTCTAAGAATGAAGCGAGTTCAGGTAAGGTGACAGATTTAACCACATCGTAATAAGGTTCATTCTATTGGGGGCTTCGGCCCCCTTTGAGGTTATATGGCTAAAATACTGAATTACGACCCGCAAACGGGTATCACAGATTACTTTGAGGGTGATGGTAAAGGTGGTTTTACTATCCATTCATCACAAGACACTCGGAACATTATTAAGCACAACAAAGAACGACAGAATAACGACGAATACAAACGCGCAGGGATAAAGTCAGATCATTACCATTTTGCTCGTGTTCCTAATATCGTATTAATGGAATGGAAGCGAAAATATAATATCGACTGGAACAGGAAAGAAGACCTACCCAGAATTGAAAAGCTTCTCAACTCGCCAGACTACAAGTATCTAAGGACAGTATCTAAAATATGATGGAACGTGTTAGAGAAGCTAAAAGCATAGCTTCAAGCAATCCAGAATTAGCTTTAAGTATTTGCAACGAAGTTCTGAATGAAGAGCCAGAGACAGAATCCGGAGAGCTGGCCCTATTTCTAACAGGTTATATTCTTTTGGATTCTGGAAAAGATGGTTTGGCCTATCACGTTTTTAGACGGTGTGCAGAAATGAGACCCAACCGTTCAGAAATTTGGTCTAATATGGGAATGGCAATAGAAAATATTGACCGAGATAAAGCCCTTAAAATATTCGACAAGGCACTAGAAAAAGACTCGTCTAACGCTTCAGCACTTGCCAACAAAGGCTTGATGTATCTTCAAACGGGCAGACCTCAACGAGCCATTGAATACAGCAACCGAGCATTAAAGATTGACCCTAATTTAAACTCAGCTTTACATAATCGCGGTTTAGCTAAACTCATGTTAAGAGACTGGTCAGGGTGGGATGAGTATTACATGACACAAGGCGTTAAAGAGCGCGTTAAAAGAGACTACGGTGTTCCCGAGTGGGAAGGCCAAGAAGGCACAGTGGTGGTGTATGGGGAACAGGGAGTGGGCGACGAGATCATGTTCGCTACCTGTGTTCCTGATTTATTGGAAACAAATAATGTAATTTTAGAAGTAGACAAAAGAACGCATTCAATATTTGACCGTTCATTTTCTTGCCCTGTATACGGAAATAGGTTCTCAGACCATAGCCCATTGGTGGATGAACATAAGTTCGACTATCAAATCTCAATGGGGCAATTACCCTATTTCTTTAGGCGCGACCATAAGTCATTCCCAGGCAACCCAATTCTAACCCCAGACCCAGAAAGGGTTAAGCAGTGGTCATCATTGTTAGACGGTGATAAACCCGTGGTAGGATTCTCTATGATGGGTGGCTCTAAAGAAACGGGCATGAAGTATAGAACCACTACCCTTGAGACATTCTTACCACTTACAGAAAATTACCAGTTAGTTTGCTTAGACTACAAAGAAGTAGATGCCAAGGAATTAGAAAAATACGGCATTAAATACTGGCCCAGATCAGTTAAAAAGGGTTCAGACCTTGAAGAACTATTAGCCCTTGTTTCCTGCCTGGATGCCGTTGTTACAGTGTGTAATACGGTGGTCTATTTCGCTGGTGCTGTTGGTGTTCCTTGTCATGTATTAGTACCAGAGTACGCTGGTTATAGATACCATTCAGAAGGTGAGTCATTCCCATGGTTCAATTCTGTTAAGCTCCATAGGGGAGACTTTAAACGCTCAGTTAAGGATATTAATGAGAATATTTATAGGATTCGACAAAAGGGAAACGGTAGCCTATCACGTTCTATGCAACAGTATAATGAGGCATTCATCGAGGCCGTGTGAGTTCATACCAATTAATAAACGTAACATTCCAGAGTTCACAAGGGGGATAGAGGACGGTAGCACAGAGTTCTCATTTTCAAGATTCTTGACGCCCTACCTCGCTGGCTATAAGGGAATCGCCCTATTCATGGATTGTGATATGCTGGTCAGGTGTGACATTCACGAGTTACTAGATTATATGTCACTTACTGATGATGTAGCAGTGGTTAAGCATGACTACAAATCAAAGGTTAAAACCAAGTTTCTAGGCAATGTTCAGCACGAATACCCTATGAAAAACTGGTCAAGCCTAATTCTATTTAATTGCTACCGACAGCCAGTAAAAAACCTTACTCCTGAAGTTGTGAATAATGCCAGCGGCAAATACCTGCACAGGTTTGAGTGGTGCACCAATATTGGTGAGATACCAAAAGAATACAACCACCTAGTCGGAGAATACGACCCAAACCCAAACGCAAAGATTGTCCATTTTACTTTAGGGACTCCATGTTTTCAGGGTTATGCAGACCAGGAGTTTGCTAGAGAATGGAGAAACGAGCTAAGGCTGGCCACTCATGCTGATTAGTGAAAAATACAGAGAAGAACAAGAAAAGCTACACGAAAACCCTAATTATGGGGTGGCTTCGGTTCAATTTGCTCCTTTAGTAACAAACATTATCAACACCTTGAACATTGAAGAAATGCTCGACTACGGAGCAGGAAAAGGCAGGCTAGCTCAGAATATTAACCCTAACCACAAGGTTAAAATAGAGTTATACGACCCTGCCCGCCCAGAATGGTCTGAGACACCAAACCCCAGACAGTTTGTTACCTGCATTGACGTACTAGAACATATTGAACCTGAGTTATTAGATAACGTCCTAGACGACTTAAAAAGAGTCACAAAAGAGTTTGGGTTTTTTACTATCCACACAGGCCCAGCAGTCAAAGTCCTTTCGGACGGTAGAAACGCTCACCTCATTCAAGAAGATTTCAGATGGTGGCTTCCTAAAATTTGGGAACGGTTCGACATTCATTCCTATTCACAAACCCCAGGCGGGTTTTACGTGGTGGTTAAAGCATGGCCTTAAATAACTACGCGAATCTGAAGCAAGCTGTTGAGAGATTCTCACACAGAACAGACATTAGTGATGTAATAGACGATTTTATCGATTTATGCGAAGCAAGGATAAACGCAAGGCTCAAATTAAGAACAAACGAGCAACGCTCAACGGCAACGATGCCAACAGCAGACAGGTTTCTACAATTACCAGACAACTTTCTGGAGATGCGACGATTAACCCTTGTTGGCGCAAACCCTAGAGAGATTCGTTTTAAATCTCCCGAATCCATGACAGTTGAGCCCAACTCAGGTGTCCCAGAATACTTCACGGTAACATCACAATTGGAGTTCAACCGAGTACCAGACAGCGGCTACACGGTTGAAATGAGTTACTACGTATCACTAACAGCATTAAGCGATTCAAACACGACTAACGACGTTTTAACGAAGTATCCAGACCTTTATCTATACGGCACCCTTTCAGAATTGTATAGGTGGGCAAGAGATGAGGAAGCGGCAAGCTATTACGATGGTACGTTTGAGAAAAAACTACTTGATGCTCAAAAGCAAGAAATGCGCGGCAGGTTTGGCCCAGCACCAGCAATGTATTCAGAAGGCGCTACCCCTTGAGAACAGTACCTTTAAACTTTGTAGGCGGTGAAAACGAATCACGCTCACGCTTTTGGTCTAGTCAATCATCGGTGAATCTATACATTGACACACATGTGTCAGGCCGGAGCCCTGCAGCTTTATTACCGTGGCCAGGAGAGAAGCCTTTTAGCTCAGGTGTGGCTGGAACGACTAGAGGAATGGAGCTACACAACGACAAAGTATATTTAATAGTCGATACAGCTCTCATAGAAATAGACCAAAACGGAAACAGAACGACAATTTCAGGGACTATCCTAGGCACAGATCGTTGTTCGATGGTTTCAGATGGTACTAATTTAATAATAAGAAACGGTTCAAGCACTCAAATATACAACACAAGCCTCTCAACGGTTACAGACACAGATTTAGAGAACGCCCAAACGGTCACATACATTAATAATCAGGTTATCTACCAGGGAACAGGCGCGAGATTCTGTAGTGCTGACGCAGGCGACCCAACAAGTATAGACGGTTTGAATTATGCGACTGCAGAGAGTTACCCAGACGACATAAAACAAGTTTATGCCTTCAATGAACGGCTTTACATTGCTGGTGAGTCCTCTTTTGAAGTCTGGTATAACTCAGGCACAGGATCACCACCCTTTGACAGAATACAGCAGTCAACGGTCAGGCGTGGGGTTAAGTCATCGTTCAGCATTGCTAGTTCAGAGAGTTATCTATACTTTCTAAGCGACGATGACCAGGTTTATAGAATGACCTCATACCAGCCTGAAAACATAACCCCCTCAGCAATAGCTAAAGAGCTAAGAGAGGATGCCACAGAAAATTCTCAAGGCTATGTTTGTAATCTGGACGGACAGAATTTCTACATTTTACAAACTGGGCAGCTCACACTGGCTTTTTCTGAGAGAACGGGCGAATGGGTAAGGTTAAGCACCGGAACAAGTCTAGGCCGACATTTAATTAACGGCTATGTTTATGCTTTTGGGAAACACCTTGTTTGTGATTACGATTCTGGCGACGTGTACGAGTGGGACTTTAATACTTACACATCAAACGGAGCCACGATCATAAGACAGCGAGACTCAGCACCAGTCAACGGACTTCAACTCGGAATACCGGGCTCAAGGATTCTAATGAGTCGGGCTGAGGCCATTATGGAGACGGGTGTAGGCAATACTGACGTTCCAGACCCTGAGATAATGTTCTCATGTTCAATCGATGGCGGTAGGTCATTTACTGGTGAAGACTGGGTGAAAATAGGTCGTGAGGGTGAAAGCGTTAAGCGTGTAGAGTGGTATAACATGCAGTCTTTCTATGACGTAGTAATTAGAATAAGAGTATCTGACCCTTGTTTCGTAGGTTTTCACGGTGCTGCTATTGATTTGAAAGGAGCAGGATGGTGAAGGTTGACCCGTTTGTAGCGCCAATACCAAGGAAAATATTAAACGACCCAGAACTAAGGCCATTCTTTGAATATTTTATAAGATGGGCTCATGACATTTGGATAAGAACGGGCGGCGGTTCGGACGATGTTAAGTCAACACAAAATCGCGATGTATACGATTCAACGGGATATGCTGCTCAAGTCTGGGAAATTAAAAAACAATTAGAATGTCTTTCTAATTCTTATGATTACGTTCCTGAAAACTCAATATTCAATACGGTTTCAGTATCAAGCAATTATACTTGCGCTCCTTTTGACTTTGTTAATGCCGAGAAAAAATCAGAGATTACACTACCGCAACATGGTGAATGTGTAGTTAGAAACGCTGACAACTCAAAAATAAAAATAAAATCCACAAAGAAAATAAACGGTCATAGTCAAATATACATAAATAAAAAAGGCACAGCTCTACACTTTAAATACTTTCCTCAAGAAGATGAGTGGTTCTTTGTATGAGTTACATTGTTGACGAGAAAGAAGAAGAAAAGACCATTGAGGACTTATTAAAACTAATTTTAATAGAGTTAAGAAACATAAACATTAGACTAGAAGACGAGTACAGCTCAGGAGTGGAATTAAATGAAGATTGAAGGCTTTAACGGCAAAGCGATTAATGCAGACTCTCATGGCAGGGTACTCACGAGAGGTTTTGTTTCTGCTGAGTGCGCAGATGCGGCGATGAAAAAGAAACTCTACTCTTTAACGTCTAGCTATACGACTTCAGGCGGCGATGAGGAAATAATCTACTTAAAAAACGACAGCACTACAGACCTTTTAGTAGTAGACCATATTATGGTAGGTACTGCTGTCAATGCTGTATTCACTATTTACCAAGTAACAGGAACGGCTGGCGGTGCTTCAGCTATTACACCAGTTAACATGTACCACACAGCTACCGAGACAGCATCAGTTACTGCTACGGGTGATGCCTCTGTCACGGGGTTAACCCTGGGGAGTGTGTTGGGGAAAAGACGAGTTCTAGCTAATTATTCAGATGACATACCTGTGATGGGGCACATTATTTTACCCCAGAACACAGCTATTGCTATTAGTAATTCAGCAACGGGTGCTTGTGAGTGTACGATCACATTCCACTTTGATAGTCTTGAGGATGAATAATGACTACAACCCCGAAGCGGTTATTTTCTCCCACTAATTTAACGGCTAGTACCGCGACTTATTACACTGTTCCAACATCTACGACTACAGTTATTAAACATCTCGCATTACACAACACTTCATCTTCACCAGTTGAGGCGACTATTTACATAGTGCCATCTGGCGGTACTGCCGGAGTAGATAACCAAATATTCAAGAGGGTTATATCCCCTTTAGAGTCAATTCAAGCTTTTCCAGTGATTAACGCGACTCTACCGAGCGGAACGACTATTCAAGCATTAGCTGCGACCGATTCGGTTATTTCTATTCACGGCTCAGGCAACGAGATTACATAAGGGGGCGTTATGGTTTGGGGCGCAGTTATAGGTGCGGTGGGTGGTTTAGTTGCAGCTAACCAATCAAAAAAAGGGGCGCAAGCTGCATCAGGCGCACAAGTTGAAGCTGCTCAAATGGGTATTGAAGCCCAGGAGCGAGCTACAGAACAATTGAGAAGAGATTTAGCACCGTATTCAAGTTTTGGTGTGGGTGCTTTAGGCCCATTGGCCGGAGCCCTTGGAATATCGGCACCACAGACATTTGAAAGTGGTCTAGTTCAATCTAAGCCACTCACAAGACCGGCTTCAGGCGTAGCAGTTCAAGCACCTACCCCTACCCCAGTCCAACAGCCTGCATTATCACAAACTGGACAATCTGTAGAAGATTTAATAAACCAAGAAAGGTCTAATTTAAGTAGTGATGACCAGAATAGGCTTGATTACTATTTGACGGAAGCAGAAAGGATAATGGGGCGACTCCCTCAGCAGTGGGGAGACTTAAAACAAAAAGACCAAATGATGCTTGATATGTACCTTCATAATATCAAGCAATACTCGCCGACCAGGTATGACCAATTTGTAAATCAAACAGCTCAAGACATACAGACACAAAACCAGCAGAATTTGCTTAGAGAGTCTGGCGTTCCAGAGGACGTTATAGAGCAAACTATAACAGGGACAACATACCAGCCGAATATACAAAGCCAGCAACAACAACCTATGCCTAGTTTCACTCCCCAAGCTTTTGATTCACGCGCTGAGGCTTTAATGGGCGGCAGTGATAACCCGCTCTTAAAACAAGCCATTTCACTTAGACAGAACGGCGGCGAGATTCTAAAAAACCCACTCTTACAAGCAATGCAGGAGGACGTAACAAGACGCCTAATGGCAAACCAGGCAGCTAGGGGCAAATTAGGCTCAGGAGGCACAGCAGAGTCTCTACAGCAACGACTAATCCCAATGGCTCTAGGTTTCAGAGAGCAAGAGATAAGCGGCTTAACGGGCTTAGGAACGACTCTTGAAGACTTGAGACAGAGAGAGATTGACCAGCTATTCAGGGCAGCAGGAATCGGACAAACTTCTGCAGCTCGACAAGGAGCAGCAGGTCTGACTGGTGCATCTAACATTGGAACTCTTTCGCAAAACATTGGAGCAGCTCAGGCCCAGGGTGCGATGGGTTCAGCTTTAGCTCGTAATCAAATGCTAGGCTCACTCATTCAAGGTGCGCAGCAATTTATACCCCAAAAAGCACCCTCTGATACTTCAGGATTAAATATTAACCCATCCTTTAACCCAACTGTTGGGGAGATTTTCGGATGACAGACCCATTTAAAGGACTTCTGCAAGGCTACCAGGCTGCTCAACAAATACAGCAAGCCCCACAGTTAAACCAATTAAACCTGCTCCAACAACAAGCCAAATTAGAGCAATTACAAGGCTTAGACCCTCTTACTCAACAACAAATCTCTGAGAGTAAAACTAGAGAGGTTGGATTAAGTAAAGAACAAGAGGCTGAAGCACAGAAAATTGTGGGAACCTACTCATATCTAGCAAAGCAAATGGCTCCCGAACAAAGAGAATTATTTTTTAGTGCTCTGGGTAAAATGGGCGTAGATATGATGGGCTTAACCCCCGAAGAACTTGATTCGTCTGCAATTATAGGTGAACAGCTTTTAAGAAAGCCTGAAGCATCCAAGGTTGGAAGGTTTGAACAATCGGTTGTTGGTGGCAAGTTGGTTCTGGTTGACTCTGTTACAGGAGAACAGCAAGTAATGGACTTGCAGCCAGGAATGAAAGCGCCCGAAAGCTTTACAGACGAGCAGAAGAAACAGTGGGAGTCTTTGCCGCCATCAAGTCAACAGAAAATAATTGAAAAAAACCTAGACCCTGCCGCTCAACTAAAAACACAAGAAAAGTTAAAGTCAATTCAGAAGAAAGACCAGTTTAAGTCTGTAGCACTAGATTTAATCAACAAAATAACTAACAGCAAAGAGCTGCCTAATGTTCTAGGGCCATTAGAAGGTTCAATTGACTTTAGGCTAGAAGGTTCAGAAGCAGAGTTAATAGCAGATATCAAGGAATTAGAAAGCATTCTTACTGGTGAAAACCTTGATTTAATGACAGGTGTTTTAAGTGAGTCTGACATAGCAATTTTAAGGCAGATTGGCGCGGGTGGTCTTAATAGGCAAAGAAGCCCTAAAGAGTTTAAGAGGCGACTCGATGAACTTAAGGAAAGTCTGTCAGGTTTCGGTAAAACAGAATTTATACCAGGCAAGGTTTACACAGACGCCAATGGAAATAAAGCAAAATTCAATAAAGATGGAACATGGACGGAGATGTGAAAATGGTTTTTGACCCATCAACAGCAAAGGCAGAAGCTTTTGACCCATCAACAGCAATGGAGCCATTGACGCCACCCATCCCTGAAGGTTATGAGGAAGTAGAGCCAGAAGAAAAAGGAGATTTTAGTATAGGCGGCTATGCTTTGGGTGCTCTTGATTCATTAGGGACTATGGCCACAGGCGCTACAGGTGGAGCTGTAGGGTTTGTCAGTGGAGCATTAGAACAGCTTACCAGGGAGATATTAAGCGGCAATTATGGAACAATCGAAGCTGCCAACAGGGTTAAAGAATCCGCTCTTTCAAACGCTGCTTATTGGACACACCAGCCAATGACAGAGGAAGGCCAGGAAATAGTTGGCAAGATTGGAGAAATAGGCGGTCAAATACCTATTGCCCCACAGATGGCAGCATACCAGCCACTAATGAGAAACACAGCTTTTCAAATGTCACAAAAGGCCGGACAGTTTAAAGATGTTTTATCGAGAAAGTTTGGCCGCAACATGCCCCTAATAGATGAAAACAATCTACCCGCCCCACCATTACAAAAAGCTCTAAAAAAATATGACACAGATTATTCTTTAATATTAAGTGACCCAGACAGCCTACCTACGGTTTCCAGTGGTTCTGCAGATGATGTTGTGAAAAACATAATAAAGAAAAGAATAAGAAACGGCAGCGACAACGCCACTCTATACAACAAAAGGCTTGAGGGTGATTCAATAGTCCCAGACCCTTTGGGTGATGAGGCTGTCAAGCAGGGGTTTAGACCTGGGCAGGTTTCCTCTGCTAAAAACGCAAACAAGCCCACAAAGAAAATAATGCAGAAAATGCTTGAGCTTAAAAGGGTTATTGAGTCAAGCGAAGACAAAGCCATAGAACAAAGGCCGTCCTATTTTATTGGTGATGTAGTTATGGACAGGGTTAAGGTCTTAAGAGATAAATCACTAGAGTTAAGAAACGACCTTTCCAACATTTCAAAACGTTTTAAAACAGAGAAAACAGAAATAGACACAACAGGGATTCAGGACACATTTTTTAAGCAGTTAGAGAATGCAGAAATAAACATACCTGATGAGGCATACCAAAACCCAACCATTTTAAAAGACCTAATGAAAAATAAGTCTTTTTTTGATGGTTCAGACATAGCTAAAGATGTTGCTAGTCAAAAGGTTATTAGAGACATAACAGACCTACTCTCTCAAGACGGTTCTGGTGCATACAGGGCGCATAAGCTAAAGCGACAAATAGACACAATGATCGACTATAAGCAAAAGACTTATGGCGGTCTGACCGATACGGGCAAGAACTTTGCAAAATCTATACGGGCATCATTAAACGATGCAGTAAGGGAAGTATCCACAGACTACGCCAAAACCAACGACCAGCTAACCAACATATTCACTTCTTTGGAAGGCATAAGGGAAAAGCTACCTAAAAAGATAGACTTTGACGACCCTAGAGCAGTAGAAGCTATGGGACAAGAACTTAGAAAGTACTTAACTAATTATGCTTCGAGAAATGAACTAATTAATGCGGTCAATTCTGTTGATAGCTTAGCCTCAGATTATGCAGGGCAAAACCCTATACAGTTAAACAGGCTTATTGTTTTTAACAACACGCTTGACGACAGGTTCATTCCTTCAGCCAGGGGAAGTTTTAAGGGTGAGATAAGGACATCCACAGATAGGAGCATAGACGTAACTCAAATGGCTTCTAAGACCGCAGCTTTAAATAAGGCGGCGAACACCCTTGTCGAGTCTTTAGAAAAGTTTAAAAACATAAACGACCAAGAAGCTTTTAACTCTATGCAAAGACTTTTAACACAGGAATAAAACAATGACCTGGACACCAATTAGCGGCGCTCCCATTCAGTATCAAAAGTCAGACGGTACTCTAGCCTCTGGATATTATTTAAAATTCTACGAGTCAGGAACCACAACCCCTTTAAGCATGGCCACAGACTCAACGGGTGGCACTACTCTCGCAAAATGCCAGATTAACTCTAGTGGCTACCCTATCAACGGTTCAAGCGATGTTTTCATCCCTCACATTAGTAAAGACTATAAGATTGTACTTTATAAAAACTCTACTGACGCAGACGCAGACACCACAGCAAATGCAGAGTGGGTGGTTGATTCAAACAAACAGACACAAATCGGGAACGTGGTCGGGCAGCGATACCAGACTCTGGCCGACCTAGACGGCGACGCCTACTTAAAAGTCGGGCAGCGGGTCGTAACTTTGGGGTACACGGTGGTAGGTGATAACGGCGGCAATTTGTATGAGATTGTAGCGGCTGCAACTGGCACGGACGACGGCGGGAGCTATATAGACCTTTCAGCGTCCGGGCTTCAAGCTAAGGGGTTGTTCCCCGGTGATGTTTGCACGCCGGAACAATTCGGCGCTATTGGCGACGCGGAAATATCCGTACACGGAGCTGCTACCGACGATACGACAGCAGTAACAAACGCGGCGGCTTTTAATCTCCCGCTTTTCGTCTCAAAAATTTATAAAATTACAGACCGTATCCCGCTGGAAGTCTTCGCAGTGATAAAAGGGACAAGCCGAGTTCGCAGCGGTTTTAAAGTCGAGTCTGATTTTAACTTAGCCGCCGCGGGGGTTTTGGGTGCAGCGAGTATTTACGAACCCGGCCCAGACCTCCGAAGTTTTGGTATTTTCTTTGAACAGGATACTACCGAAACAGTGCGGGCAAATATCATTGCGTATCCCCCCGCTATTGATCTGGCATCTGTACGCGCTCCTCGGCTATTCGCTAAAGATATGCGGATACAGGCAGCATATGACGGCATCGACTTAACCGGCAATAACGGCGGGGCGCACCTCGATTCGGTAGAGATTTCCGCACTGAATAAAGGCATCATAACCGACGGTGCGCTGGACTTTATGTTCATTAGCAACTGCCAGGAATGGCCCTTCGGTTTCTCAGGAACCGCTCTTTATTCGAGCGTATATTCCGACGGTCAGACCATTTTCGGCGACTTTACCAATATCGATTCTTTCGTTATCGAGAATCTGGCGACTTTCCAAGCCCGCGTACTTATCGACGGCGGGTTCGGACTCATTTCACAGGCGAATTTGGACGGGTCGTATTCTCGACTTGAAATTACCGGCGGCGCTAAAGTCGGTATCGGGACTATTTACAGCACATCGTCCGCCGCAGACGATTTCGCTATCCGAGTAGATGGGGTAGAAACGCACGTTGTAGTCGGTTCGTTTTGGCTCGATAACGCGACGGACTTAACGGCGAGTAATGGCCTTATCCAAGTCCTGACCGATAATACGGCGGAATTAGTTATCGGCCAAATCCACGCCAAAACTTCAGGGCTTAACACCCGATTGACCTACATGGACGCAGGTACTTTAGTTATAAACGGCGGGTATATAGAACCCCCGCAGAATGCCAGCCTATTAGTGGACTTCATGGACCACAACGGCGGCGAAATGAATTTGTCTAACCTTCGTTTTCGTGACAAGGGCACGGGTACCGGGAACATCATTTCCTACTCAGTTGATACCCGCAGCACTTTAGACCACATAACGGCGCCTGGCTGGCCGATATCTCTCCCCAGCAATCCGGTAAATATGAAAATTGATGGCTGCGAATTCGCAACGGATTTAGCTGGGAACCGCAGCTTGCGATTCCAAAAGACTTTCGAGTATTCCGGCACCCTGGACGGTTCCGGGGCCGCGCTTGTGGCCCATAACCTTACTGGGCCGCAGCTAACACTTCCCGTAATCAATGCGTGGTACATTGGCGGGTCGTCAGAGCGCAGGCCATTAACCATAGATTACATCGACGGCGGTAACATTAGCGTAAGCGGCGGTACGGCTTCCGCTGGGTATGAAATTGTGATGATGACGCGATGAACGACCTTAAGCAGAAAATTATCGACCAGATTATCTTCGTAGAGGGCGGGTTCGTAGACGACCCGGACGACTCCGGCGGCGCCACGAATTACGGCATAACCGAAGCCGTCGCCAGGGCTTATGGATTCGCTGGCGATATGCGCGATATGCCGCGCGGGGTCGCCTTCGATATTTACGTCGCCCGCTACTGGGACGCGGTCCGGGCGGACGACTTGCTCGCCTTATCCGAGGCCGTGGCTTCCGAGGTCGTGGATACCGGCGTTAATATGGGTACCGGCCGCGCGAGTAAAATCCTGCAGCGAGCGCTAAACGTACTTAACGTAGGTGGCTCGCTCTACCCGGACCTGGTCGTCGATGGCGCTATCGGCCCTATGACTATCCAGGCCCTACGCGAGTACCTGGCGGAGCGTAACGAGTTGGTACTATGCCGTGCGCTTAATTGCTTGCAGGGCGCGTACTATATCGAACTGGCCGAACGCCGCGAGAAGGACGAAAAGTTCGTCTACGGCTGGCTTAAAAATAGGGTGGTACTATGAGCTTCTGGGGTAAATTATTTGGGACCGAAAAGGCCCTTAACGGAATCGTCGACGGAGTAACTAACGGGCTCGACGCCCTGGTCTATACCGACGAGGAAAAAGCAGCCGACGCAGCGGCGGACCGTTCCGAAGCGCGTAAAATGGTCGTGCAATGGATGGCAGCCACGCAGGGCCAGAACCTCGCGCGCCGGCTAATTGCGCTATCTATTACTGGCGTATGGTTGTCTATGTACCTGCTTTCGGTTTTTTAGATGACCTAAGCGCATTGCGTCACGATTTTGGCAGGCCGATGATCGTTAGCTCAGGGTATCGCTGTAGACGTTATAACGAATCAAAAGGCTATACTCAAACACACGCAACCGGAAAAGCAGTAGACATAAAAATA